GTTAAGCGAGTATTGAGGATATTGTCTAATTAATGTTTTAGCAATTTCCGGATACTTTAATAAGTTTGTTACTAAAGCATTTGATTCTTGGGTTTCTTTCCCGTATGTTCCACTATGAAATTTCATTTTTTAAAGGTTTTAGTTATTAATTTTTAGTTTTAATTTGACCAAAGGTAAAAGCTTTAGGATCGAATGAATCCGTTTCCACATCTTTAAATCTTTGTGTATTAATAACTTCCGGCTCACCTATATCATCTAAGATTGCCTGTTTTCCCTGTTGTAAACTTTTATTTGAAATTGCCTTAATGATTGTGTCTTTATTTTTCACAAACCAAGCAGCTTCAGATAAACTTGCATCATCTTTAAATACATCCTCCATGAATTTTCCACTTGAGATATATTTTAAATGTCCTTGTTGAACTTTTGCTAAGCTTTCTTTGTCTTTAGCTATAGATAAACCAAACATTGTTTCAGTTTTACTAATATGTTCCCCAAGTTTTCTAACACTTTCATCGTGTTCCTTCTGTTGCATTGCATCAGCTTCGACAGTAGATTGTGTTATTTTATTTTGTTCAGATACTATGGCATTGTCAATAGTATTCCGAATTTTTTTTGCTTCTATTTCGAGCATTCCATTGTCGATATACTTATCAACTGCATCGGTTAATTCTTCTCCAGTAAACCCTTGCTTCTCTAAACTAAGTCTAACAAGCTCCTCGCTATCCTTATTCTTTAAATTAGTAAGTTTAGTTACTGTTTCATTTGTTGCACCGCTACCAGAACTTGCTCTTAACTTATTATTTTCTTCTTCAACATTTATTAGATGTTGTTTTAATTCATCAACTGTTTCAAACTTTAAGCCTAACTCATCAGCTACCGCTTTAAATCCATCTGTAGATGGTATAATAGGAACCTCTTCAACTACACTATCAACTACAGCTTCTTTTTCTTTCTCAACATTTACATCTTCTTCATCATAAGAAGCCCAATCCAATATATCTTCATTAGGATTATCATCTTCATCTTCAACAACAACATCTTCCTTCTTAACTGGAACTGATGTATCTGAAAAAGCACTTGCATCAAAATCCTCAAACTCCTTTTCATCACCTTTATCTTCAACTACTTCTGGTATAATTTCTATCTCTTTATCTACTACTTGAGCCGCCTCTGCGTTCTCACTTGTAATTATTTCATTTTCTTCAGCCATATCTTTTTCTTTAGTTTATACAAATATATAATTTTTTCTATTAATCTTCAACTTCTTGTTCTTCACCAGATTCAGATAACATTAATTGGTCCAACTCAGCATTTCTATTTTCTTCTTGCATATTTTCCTTATGCTCTAATTCATTATTATGTAATTGACTCTTACCACTAAGTTCCATTTCTTTTAATTGAATATCAGTTTGTGATTTAAGTTTCTGAACTTCAAGAGGCATTGTAATTTTCTCTTCATTAATTCTATTAGCTTCTTCTTGAGCAGCGACAGTTCTTTCCTCCATACTTGCTTGTTGATCTCTAACAGCTTGAAGTCCATCCGTTAAAATAGACTCAACCTCACTTGAACCTTCTGCATTAACAGCTTTAATAATAGCTAATGGATCAACATTTCCAGAAGATGAAAATCTTTCGAGTAACCCCATCATCTCTTGTTTACGCTGTACTTCTTTTCCACTATTCTCTATAAATATTCCATACTCTTCTAAACCAACAGACTTGTCAATCTTAAAAGTCTGCATACCCATATCTCCAAAGATATTAGCCATACGACCTTCTTTACCCCAAGCAGGCTTCATTAATGCAGCAAGACCTTGAAGCACATCCCCTACTAAACGATAATGTATATCAAATAAAGGAGCAGTAATTAAAGTAGATTGCATTACATTTCTTTCTGTAACACCAACTAAATCTCCACTCTTTTGAACACCAGCACGAGAAGCGCTAATACCTGTTAATCTATCAGCAGTATCTTCAAGCATTGCTTTAAGATTAATCATCTGAGCAACAGATTGACTAAGAGTAAAATCTACTTGTTGGAATTGATTAAACCCATTGGTTTGCATTCCTTCCGCTTTATTATTAATCAATATTAAACCACTATTCTTAGCGTGGTAAAACACATCTTTTAATGAAATATTTTTAGGTTTTTGAGATACATCATACACAATAGATTTACCACCAGAACGAGCCATAGCTAATTCTATTTGATACATTACTATATTTAATAATATCTGAACATTTTTTAATGAATCTACTACTGATAATGTTTGACCATTAAGATTTCCCTTGATAGCTCCAAAGAAATCCATACTTGTGTTGGCATAATTTTCTTCGTATCTGATTTGATTAGGTTTCTTTCCCCAATTAAGCATCATATCGTGTCCAACCAAAATACCTTGACGAACTTCTGTAATTGGTTTAGATATTATTTCTTCACCAGCCTTAGCCTTATAAGTATCTTTTACTTTCTTTAAGTAAGGAGTAGTTTCATCAAATTCATTTGGAGAAACTTTATGTTTAAGCATTCTAATACTTTTCCACTGAAAGTCTAAAACACGAATCTTTAAGTCTGTACCATTTGTATTAGTATAAGCATCTAAAGAAAGTGTATCACTTGAATAATTAGCAGAACTATTGTTTTGTAATTTCTCAAGGAAATCTACTTGTTCTTTAGATAAGTCTACACCATACCTATCCATTATTTCATTTACTGTGTACCAATTTTCAGTACCAGCATACTTAGAATCAACAAGACTTTCTTTTTGCTGACCTAAATCATAAATCATACATCGAGGGTCTATTCTTTCAACAAACGGATCCCCTTGTTTGATGTATATTCGATAAAATTCTTTTCCTGTAATTGCTAAATCATAGAAACCTCTTTTGAATGTTTGCTTTAAATCCCAACGCTGAATACAGAACACCAATCCAACATGCACCATTTCTTCAATAGCATTTCTAAATTTAAGTTTTTGGTATCTTGCTACATCTTCAGGAACTTCTTGCCCTACATTTTCATCTGGAATTGGCATTCCTAATGCTTGTTCAATTTCTCTACGTATAGGTCTTAATACCACCTCAGCAGCTAAGGTTATTTTTTCTTCATTCTTCTTCCTTACGGCATTTCTATTGACAACACTTACAGTGAACTGTAAAGGTTGACTAATTAACTCTCCAGCTAATAAATCTAATTTTGTCATTATCATTGGATAGTTAACAAATCGAGCAGGAGAAGTTAGCCCATACATATTTGTAACATACTCAAATTGTTTATGGTCAAACTCACCATTAGCTATTAAATAATTCTCGTGGTCTTTTTTCCTTGAATCAATAAAGCTCTGGTAGCCTTTATGATAAGACATGATGGCTAAGATGTTATCTCTGTGCCAATCTTCTGTTTTGTCTTTATGAGGAATATTCTGTTGAGGAAAATCCATACGTATTATAAGTATCTATTCAGTATCAAAATTGTAATCAAAAGTAGGGTTTCTTTTCGTATTATCAAAAATATTTTTATTTGTCGTATTAATCGTTATGACACCTCCATCATTATTTCGTTGAAACTCGGGCAATCCCTCCATTCTTTCTATCTTTTCATCGTCAGCCTTATCGTAAATCTTTTTAGTCGCATCCATATCATGAATCAGCGCCATACCAAATGCCATCACCCTATCCGTATTCTTTACGCCATAAACGGATAACTCATTCAATAGTTTCAAAAAGTATATATCTTCCCAATGTTTTTTAACGTATTCATCAACAAGCTCTGTTAATAATTTCTTTTGAAAAGACTTCATATGAATACCATATCTATTTGTCGCTTGTGTCCAAGGACTATCAGCAGAACGTGGTCTTTCTTTTAAATACCTTGTCATTTTGTGTTGCTGAAAGTATTTAAGGAATCCATCATCGTTATATTCAACTAATATCTGAGAATCATAAAAGATAGCCAACTTCAAACAGTTCTCATAGAACTTCTCTTTAGAGTATGGTCTATCAGTATAAAAAGCAACTGGTAATTCTCCAATGGTATTCTGAGAAATAAATCTACGATACACACACATAGAGCCAAGTGACCTATCTTTTTGGTCTGATGCTTTCTTCTTCATTTCTTCCAAATCATCATCAATATGATATGGATCTACCGCAGATAAATGCGCATTCTTAATTCCAACAAGAGGTTGTTCTACAATTTCAAATGGAAACAATTCATTGTTATGGTCTTTCTCGTCAACAGAGCCATCATCCAACACAAACTCAGGCATACCACCAAATATTTCCTTACCCTCTTTAGTCTTAGGCCAATCTAAATTTCCTTTCTGTACTCTTTGAAAATTAGGATTAGTATTGATGTTGGATATTTGTTTATTAATCTTCTCTAAATCAAATGGAGTTTTACCCGACTTAAAGAAAGCGTGTTCTACTTCCAAAGGGTTTTCCTGTAAGTAGGAATAGTAAGATTGTAAATCTCCCGTAGCTTTACGTTTTTCTGCCTCAGCCTTAATAAACTTATCAGCTCCAGCTACATCAGATATTCCCGTACTCATATCAAAGAAACTACCAAATACTTTAGATGCTTTAATGAATACTGGCTTTAGATTAAAGTTAGCAGCATTATAATACATATCCATATAATCATCAGACTCAACCTCCATAGCATTAGAAGTTCCACCAATGATTGGTGTACCAAAATAAACATCACCTTCTTTAAAACAATCCTCAGAAGATTGATATGAACGCTTCAATTTAAGAAACTCTCCTGCCTCCTCGAATACCATATAATTTTGAGATACACCCCTAAACGCATTAGGCTTCTCCATTACTCTGAAATGAATTATTGACTTCATTCCCTTTTCTATCCAAATACCATCCTCTTTCTCCTTATAGCCAGACATAAAGATTTCTTCATTATTATGAAGTATCTTATTCCTTAGTTGAGGTGGTAACTCATTGTAAGAGAGTAGCATTTTCTTTCTAAAATCCTGAACATAATCTTCACGTTGAGCACCTAATCCATTTTCAGAATGAGAATGACAAGTCCATTCGTGTAACAAAATATTTGCATTCATAAAGGAGAATCCCTTACGTCTTGCTTTTAATACAATAATACCATACCCACCTTTATTATCCTTACCATCACCATATTTAGCCCAATGTACTTCTTGATAGTACTCGTGATCTTGGTCACGATAAATTGGAGCAATCATAGATTTACGTCTTGCACCAGGAGTTAATCCATGTATTTTCGAGAAATTTAAATAGAAATAGTAGTTGCCCGGAATCCAAGAACCACCTGTTGGTTTATAGCCTTCGTTTAATCTTCGCTTTTGTTCTTTCCAAAACGTAAAATATTCA